CCAAGAATTATGCTGATTATATCAAACGCAAAGAATCACTGAGTTATCACTTCAAAGAGGATGTGGCAACACTCCATGACACTCATAGTAGGTTCGATGATCTATTCAAGGTTGACGGAGTACACCCTCCCTTGCTAAAATCATTTTTAGGTGGTAGAATATGTTTGGAGACACTTACCATATTCAACAAACTATTCCAGTATGTCCCTCAGTTTGATAAACAAATCAAGGAGGAGATAGTCTGGAAGCCTTTGAGAAATAAGGTAGTGAAATACGACCCATTCTTACATATAGATATGGGTAAATATAAGCAAATAGTAAAAGCACAGTACTTATGAGTAAATTCTTCAAATCTGAGATTGTTCAACAAGAACTCAACAAGATGCAAGAACTCTATCTAGAGATCAATCGCATGGGACTTATACTGAGTGTTGATGAGAAACGTGAACAACTTCTAAAGATGTTGGAACTCATAAATGTACAGCAGACTATGTACATGCGTGTAACATTATCCGAGGATCCTGACGCAAAACAGTTAGTTAAGCAGGTCAAACAGGCAGCAACGATGCTTGGTATGCCCCCTAGCGACATAGGACCTCAGTTTTATGACACATTGAAGGAAAATGTACAGAAAATGATCGACCAATTACCTAAATAATTTTATGAATTTTATAATTATCGGAGTAGCACTAGTATTAATATGTACTATTGCATGGACATTCATATGGTATGATCCACACAGATAATAATGACAGTTATTGACACTCGATATTATGCAAAAGAATTTCCTGATTCTGAACGAGTAAATCCTGTACTCCTTGATCTCTATAAGACTGAAAAGGAACGACAGGTCGCAGCGTTCAAAGAAGGAAAAAGAGAAGATTACCCATGGCGGTTTTTTCTCGAACAAAGAGATAAGGTGGAAGAAGTTGACGCTCTACTCACATGGATAGAGAGTTGTATTCCTAAATTATCTTTTCTCTTCTCAAATACCTCAATGCCTGAGATTGCAGCAGATGCATATCTTGCTGATTCTAAAGCATGGGATAGATCTAAAGGTATCTTTCCTTGGGGTGGTGGAGGAGAATGTGGTTTTGATCCATACGGATTTGAGATCATGGATGCATGGGGTATGTACTACCTCAAAGGAGAGAATATTATTAGACATAATCACTTTCCATATCCATTAGCGTTTGTATATTATGTGAATACTCCTGAGGGGTGTTCATCCGTTATACTAGAGGATAAACAACTGGATCCCGAAGCAGGACAGATACTGTTCTTTGAAGGGCATCTATGGCACGAAGTACCGCCTGCACCAGTAGACGGACGTTGTGTAATATCTGGTCTAGTAAGTTATTCCAACCATAGATTTGTTAAATGAAACTGACTCAAGAAGTAATAGATCAGATACAAGATGCCATGAATCATACCAAGAAGGATGGCACTGTTAACTGGCAAGATGATGATGAACTTGAAGTATGTCTCGGTGGCACATTTGCTGCAGATAAATTCATAACGATCATCAATCGTCGAACTAACCCTCGCCCGACAAAACAATGAGAATAGCCGTACTGTGTTCTGGAAATGGTTCAAATTTTGAGAACATTGTGCGAACGTGTAAGAATGACGAAGTTGTGTTGATGATCCATAACAAAATCAAGTGTGGAGCAGCAAAGAGGGCAGATAAGTTCGGAATACCTCATTCTTACATTGATTCGACAGATGAGATCAACATGATCCGTCTTATTCAAGCATGGAACGTAGACCTGATAGTATTAGCAGGTTGGATGCGAATCGTTACAAAAGATTTCATTGATGCATTTCGTGGTAGAATAATTAATGTACACCCTTCTTTACTACCTAAGTATAAGGGGTTACATGCAGTACAGCAAGCAATGGACGCAGGTGAAACTGAGACTGGTGCTACTGTACACTACGTAAACGAAGAACTTGATGGTGGTGAAATCATCATCCAGTCTAAAGTACCCATTTTACATAATGACGACATTAAATCACTCACGAAAGCCATACAGAGACGTGAGTACGCAATCCTACCAGAGGCTATTAAACATGTTAAGTCAAAACTACAGGAACCGAATAGTGGATATCTGTTGCAGGATGATATCTACGGATGGGACGGTAGAATTAAAAGAAAGGATTTGGATGAACAAACTCTGCCAACACAATAAATCTGCGAATGCCCTAGCGGGTGCTTTATTATGTCCTGATTATATACCACATGACTATGAATAACCTCTGGAAGAATTACAGAGACGTATTATGGGAAACCTTTCCCGACTTTCAAAGACAACCCATCTGGGCAGACTGGACAGGCAAAAAAGGAACAAGACTTACAGCACAGGTATACACACATGATCACTTTATCAAAGCGAGGGAAGTTGACATCTGGGATGATACTACTTCTGTCTACAATAACATTCTTTACCCTAAAACTGGGAGTAACCTTCCCTGTTTTGGTATGGATCTTATGGGATTTAACGAAAATCGGGTAATCATTGTATTCGACTTTCAACATCCTGTAGAGAACTATGTGTATGAGGTAGAATCACTACCATACGCAGAGAAAGAGTATAGGTTCTTTGAGATGGGTAATCATTTCTCCAAGAACATTTACGTTAGATATTGTAAGGCATCAGAGGTGGACGACTACCTACCGATGTTCAAGACTTATTTGTTGTGGTATAAGCATATCATAGAAGAAGCACAACCATCTGGGTTCGATGCACACGAGACATATAGAGATTTTGACGCATATATGACACGTTTAGACCCTGTTGGAGGGTATTTGTCAGGAAAGTTTGGCAAAGAGAAAGCAGAGGGGCTTGTCAATGGTTTCCTTTTCTGCTATAATAAATAGTGTGTTGGGCGACGGTTCAACACAGGGAGTGACTGAATAAACTTACTGGCAAACGCTAGTTAAGGTGATGAGACACAGGTGGTGCTGCACCGAGAGGTGAATCGACTTACCAGTCGGGTCTCAGGCAAAGAACGTATTTTACACTGTAGTAATGCCCGTTCTTTTGTCGGTACACAGTAATCCGACCTCCCACCCTTTTTTAAGGGACAATACACATAGTACACATAATACGGAGAATACGTATGTCTTTTGCTTCACTTAAGAAGTCTTCTTTCCAAGACCTTCTCGCTAAAGCAGACACCCTCAACAAATCTGAGGCTAAGTCTGGACCTGACGAGAGATTATGGAAACCAGAAGTAGACAAAGCAGGTAATGGTTACGCAGTAATCAGATTTTTACCAGCACCCAATGGAGAAGACCTTCCATGGGCACAAGTTTGGACACATGCCTTCCAAGGACCAGGTGGATGGTATATTGAGAATAGTCTAACGACTTTAGGCAAAAAGGATCCTGTTTCTGACTTGAACAGGGAACTCTGGAATTCTGGTGGCGAAGGTTCTCCACAGAGAGCACAAGCACGTAACCAGAAACGTAAGTTAAACTATTATAGCAACATCTATGTTGTAAAGGATAGTGCAAATCCTGAGAATGAGGGCAAAGTATTCCTTTACCGTTATGGTAAGAAGATCTTTGATAAGATCATGGAATCAATGCAACCTGCATTTGAGGATGAAACACCAGTAAACCCATTCGATCTATGGAAGGGTGCTGACTTCAAACTCAAGATCACCAAAGTTGCAGGTTTTTGGAACTACGATAAGTCTGAGTTCGATACTCCTTCTGTACTTGGAGACCTTAACGATAAGGATCTTGAAGGCATTTGGAAGCAAGAACACAGTTTATCTGCATTTACTGCTGATGATCAATTTAAGTCTTATGAAGAACTTAAAGAACGTCTTGACAGGACACTCAAAGCATCTTACCGCCCAGATCCAGAGGTGGAAGAAGAAGAGGTCGTTCCTACTGTCAATGTAAAAGACGGTGTAGTTCAAGGTGGTAACCACAGAACAACCATCCCATCCTCGAATGGAGAAGATGATACCTTATCTTACTTCGCTAAACTAGCGAGTGAAGACTAAAAAAATAAGACCCCTTCGGGGGTCTTTTTTTTTCTCTTTAAGAGGACATATTAATTTCTGCTGTTGTTAAACCAAGTTCCAACTTACCTTTATATGACAGTCGCATATAATAATTCTCTACAAAATCTTCAACAAATTTTGGTTTCACTAACTGTATACGTTCTTTTTGTGAATTAAGTTCCTCTTCAAATTGAAAGAATGTTCTTGATGCTACTGGATTTGCAGTAACAGTATTAGTTCCATCCCAATATACGATTTGAAATGTAGATGGTACTACTTTACCTGCAGGTACTATTATATCATTACCTCTTTTAACCTCAGTAGTAACATAGTCTTTAGTTGCCTGTGGATTATCATACTTGGAGTTACAATATTCTTGTAACTGTTGAGATGATCTTGGCCATTGCTCGTGAAAATTAGTGATATCATTTATTACCAACAGTACCCAGTTATAAAATGGGTTTTTATATAGTCTCAAAGCAATATCTTCTGGAGTTTCACCATCCTGTACAACATACTCATTAAACATGGAAACTGATCCCTTATACTCAGGTAGTAGTTCAGCACGTCTCCATATATTTTTAGCTACTAAAAATTTTGGATCAATTGATGATGTTCCAATGTTATACAATAAGTTGGGTAGTCTTCTTAGCATTAGTAACCTATCTCTGGATGATTCGCCATGTTCGATGCTCTAACAAATCCTTTATCAAGTTGATTATTAACTCTAGTTCTTGCACCTTCAAAGTCCACTCTAGTAAGAGCAGTAGTCTCATTAAATTTAAGTTCAACAGTAACAAGTGGAATTGAACCATCAAATACAGTATTAACTTGACCTAATGGTGTAGTGTTAACTCTCAAATCTGTTAATGCACAGATTTTTGTCTTTGGCATAAAGGGATGCTGTATGGGTTCGTCAGCAACTTTAATTTCTATTTTTCCATCATTATTTA